AACGATGCCTTGGTGTCAGGCTGCAGTGGCATGGCCTGGATGCGCTCCAGAGCCTCCTGCATGGCGCTGTTCCAGCCCGAGACGAACACCCACTGGGCGGCGTCCTTTGGAGACAGGCCCAGGTCGCCATACAGCTTGTCGTAGTGGCCGAGCGCGTCCATCAGTACGCATCCTCGGTCATGGCTTCCTCGATCTCCTGATCGATGCGACTGCGGTCTGCGTCCGTGAGCTTGCGCTGCAGCCAGGCAGCCGGGCGGCCATTACGGTCGAGCACTTCCCACTCGCACTCGCTGTAGCCGTAATAGTCCCAGTCGCTGGCTGCGTTGTAGCTGTACGACCCGCGCACGCTCTCGAAGTGGGTCACTCGGATCAGGCATGGGATTCCTGAGATGCGGCTTTCGATTTCCATCATGAGCTCCACCAGGCGACAAGCAGGGCGGCCAGGCCGCATCCGATGGCCAAGGCCAGCAGGTAGTCTGCTGCAGCCTCGCATCGGCGCTGTGTCTTGGTGACAAACAAACGGCGCTTGATCTCGTCGCTGTAGGGGTGTTGGGTGTGTTTCCAGTGCTTCATCGAGTTCTCCTGTGTTGATGCCTTGATAGTACCACAAACACCCACGAACCTACAAAATTATTTTGTAGGGGTTATCCCTATAAATCGCAGATTTCCACATCATGCGGTCTGCGCTTGCCGTCCAGCATGTCTTGGATGCGTTTCTCGGTCAGCCGGTGGCAGCGCACCATCGTCCTGGCTGGCAGCACGTCGATCAACTCGGCGTAGTCGCGCAGGATCGAGCGCACGGCCACGATGCCTTCACCGTCCAGGCGCAGGCTTTGTCCAGCTTTGCTGCGCTTGCCTGCCTTGGCCAAGGCCGTGATGGCGTCCATCAGCAGGCCGTTGTCGTCCTCGCAGACTTTCATCTCGACCACCAGCGTCTCGACCAGGTTTACGGCATCCGAAACCAGACGCCAGTCATTTGGCTGCGGATCATCGCCTTGCTCGAGCTGGTGCAGGCCTTCGTACATTTTGGTGAGCTGGCTCGTCCGCCAAGCCTGCGGCAAAGGCTCGGTCGGACTGGCCAACAGCTCGTCCATCATCGTGTACCGCTTTTTCCACTTGCGCTTCACACGAACTTCTCCAGCTCTGGCGCTTTGTAGTTCGGGCCTTTGCCGATCTTGCCGCCTGGCAATAGCACCGGCTTTCCGTCCACCAGCTTGGACTCGTTGCTGGCCAGCACCTCCTTGTCGGCTCCGTTCTTGTCGAAGTCTGCAAGGTAGGCGATGCCATTGCCGGTCACCTCGGTATCGCACAAGGCGTCCAGCGCGGCCACTTCCTTGCCGGTCTTGATGAAGGCTTGAGTGGTGGCCTTCTTGAGGCTGGTGGCGATCAGGCGCAGGTCATCGGCAATGCACTCCAGAGAGTGGTTGTCCTCCACGCAGTCGGTCTCTATGCACTCCAGCAGCTCGACGATTTCCTCGAAGTGCACACCGATCTGGACGGACAAGTGCGCAGGGTTGAGCTGCTCCTTGCCGCAGGCCTTCAGCCAGGCCGCTGTGCGGTCGAAGTTGGTCGCCTCTGTTTCACGCATCAGGCGGTCGTTTCTGGCGCGTAGGAGCCGATTCTCATAGTCCAGCTCGGCCACCAGCATGTCCAGCTTGGCTTCGTTTTCATTCATGGCTTGAACTCCAAAATGCTGAAGGTTTTTTCCACTCGGTCGAAAAAGACCGCCAGCGCGGGACGGCACCCGCAGCCAGCGGCTTTGCAGACGGCCAGGTGCATTTTCGATGGCTTGAGGTACGCCATGAGCATGTGCCTGTTTTTGTCCATCAGTATCTCCAGACAGTAATCTCGACCACCCACAAACGCAGGATGAATTCATTGTCCTCGATGCCGACAGCGAACAGTGGCCAGCGACGCTTGAACCACTCCACGTCGAATTGCCAGCCGCGCCTCATGATTTCACCTTGTCCAGCTCCAGCCGGATGTAGTGCAGCACCTGGGCGGACAGGCTGCGCGTGTTGCTCTCGGCCTCGGCCTTGAGCTTGGCCATGATCTCGTCCGGCAGGCGGACGGTCACGTATTGGGTCTTGTTCTTGCTGGTCATGCTGCCTCCGATGGTCGCTCGACGTAGTTTTTTATGGGGGTGTATGGGAATGTCACAGGGACTCGGCTCTCGCTGCTGGTGTAGTGTGACTTGAATCTTGTCTTGCCTGGATATCCTGGCTCGTCTGGATCAAGGTCACGCTCATGCCACTCATAGAACACGATGCCTTCAATGTCATAGGCTTGACCATCAAAACGGTCGGCTTGCTTGAAAACATGGCCGCAACGTTTGTTTTGAAAGACGCCTTCGCTTGTCTCTGTCCATTCCCAGTCTTCACCTGTCAGTGGGACAAGAGGTTCGAACATGGCCAGTTTCTGGAATACATTGATGGCATATGGGGCAGAACTTCCAGAATGGCCCTCGTCTGCAAACACATCCAATAACTTGAGCACGTGCTTGCAAATAGCCTCTTGCATCTCGTCTGAATACTTGCCTTCGTCATCAAGCCATTTTGCCGCCTTGAACTCCATCAAGGCGTGTGAGTGTAGGTTGCTCATGCTGTCTCCTTTGCGTCTTCAAACATATCTGCTGTTGCAGGCCCACCGGCCAGCTCGACCGGAATGCCACTGGTCAGCAGGCTCACCAGATCATCCTGGCCAGCCACCTCGATGTCGAAGCGCGTCTGCGCTGCGTGCCGAATGGCCTGGGCCTGGTTGCCTGCGCGGATCAGGCGGTGCTTGTTGGTCTCCACGTCGGTGACCAGGTAGATGCGTGTGCTCATGGTTGCTCCTCAGAATTTCCAGGTGGCTGCCTTGACTGCCCACATCTGTCCAGCCTGAATTTCAGTGATGGCCAAACTCGCCATCCGTGCGATTTCAGTATTTGGCTGGTTGGTGCGCAGCTCGTGAATCTCGTCGATCAGGTCTGCGCACTTGCGCTTGATCGCTTCAACTGTCGGGTCTCCGCTTGGGTTAAATGTCAGGCCGACGGCCTTCTCTCCAAATGTCATCTCGCGTGCTACGTTCATGGTGCTCTCCTTGGGGTTGGTGGTCAGAATGGAATATCGTCATCCATGTCGTCAAAGCCTGAGCCTTGCGACTGTGGTGCTGGTTGGCGTTCTTGCCGTGGTGCGGCCTGTCTTGGCTCTGTCTGCTCACCACCGGCCACAAACTCCAGGTCTGCGATGCGTGCTGCCATCTTGCTGGCCTGCGTGCCGTCGCCTTTGGTGTAGGTCTGGATGTGCACATCCTCCAGGTAGGCCACGATCTGCTTGCCTTTGGTCAGGTACGGCGCGAGCGATTCCACCCGTTGACCCCATAGCGAGGCATCGACCCATTGCGTTGGCCGCTTTCCGTCGTCGCCTTTTTTTCCATAGGTGAACGCCAGAGAGACGTTGGCCACCGCTGCCCCGCCTGGTGTGTATCGCACCTCGGCGTCTTTGCCGATGCGTGCCAGTCCGTTTGCTTTCATGCTTGCTCCTTCAGTTTGTAGACCCGAACGACCCGAGCGTGGGCTGATGGGTGGGTTGCTTGACAGAATCCGATCGGCTCGAAGGCGTCACCCCTCAAAACCGCGCCCCAAGTGTTTGGGTGGTAATCGTCCGGCAGCTCGATGAACTTCCGAACGTCGTTGATGGTCACTTGGCCAGCACGCTGCGCGATTGCCACCGCTGTGCTGCGTGCCTTGGCGATCCATTCCTCGCGGCCAATGGACACGCGAGCGATTCCTGCGTCTCGAAGGTCGCGGCCGTTCATACACCCCTCCGCAGCTGGATCAGCTTGTCGACCGTCTCCTGCACCTCAGCCAGGAACTTGATCACCTCGGCCTCGTACTCAGCGATCAGTTTCTCGTCGCGTGGCACCCGCTTGATGAACAGCTGCATGTCCTCGGGCATCCGTGGATCGAAGCTCATGAAGTCCACCCAGGCCCGGCCCGTGCAGGCCATCTGCCACTGCATCTGGGCCATGTACCCGCTGGGCGCTTTGTCGGCCATCAGCGTGGCAATGTGCGTGCTGGTGTTCGGGCACTTGATCTCGACCAGGCCATCCTCCCCGACCAGGCCGTCCGGCGATGCCCCGGCCATCTCGATCTTTGGATGCTGGATCATGGCCACCTCGGTGACCATCTGGCCAGTCTCGGTTTCGTAGGCCATTCGTGCCACTGGCTCCGTTTCTGTGCCGTGCTGCATGGCTCCGCTTTTGAAGCTGTCTGCGGCTTGGCCAGTCAGGCGCTCGGCCACCAGCTGGGCGAGGTAGTTGCCTCGGCTGGCAGCCACCCCGGTCTTGGTCTTGGCGATGATGTCCGCAACCCGGCTGGCGGTGACCTTGCCCAGACGCTGGGCGAACCACTCAGGTGTGCCTTGTTCGATCATGCTGCACCTCCGTCTGCGGTCTTGGCGGCCTTCTTGAGGGCTGGGCCTTGGGCTTGCCAGAACGCGGCCTTGTGCGCCGACTTTGGCAATGCCTGGAAAGCTGCAGCCAGTGCCTCGCTGCCCTGCATGGCGGCGTCGCGCATGGCTGGCAGGGTGGTGGCCTCGAAGTCTTCATATCCTGCAGGAACCGTATTTCGTGCGGCGACCTGATGGGTCGATGAATCTGCATCGTTGTCGCCTTCTGTTGGAATGCAGAAAGCCTGGAACATCGCGTATTTGTATGCCGCGCTCATGGCCTTGTTGGTGGCTTTGTCGCCACTGTCCATGGCCTCACCGTACATTTTGACCGTGTGCTTGCTTCCATCGTGTGCGCTCACAAAGTCAAATTCCATGTCGACGGTCACATAAAACAGGGCCTTGCCTTGTCCGCTGACCCGTTCAACGCAATCTCGTGAGAGCGTGCGCGGAAGGATACTCAACCCATGCTTGGCCAGCAATGGGCCAATGGCGTTGTAAACATCATCGATGCCTCGGAAGTTGTAACCAACGCCCTGTGAGTTGCGTTGATTCTTGCCGATGCCTGCATGGGCCAGTTCGCCAGCCACTGCGGAAATCAGTTGATAGACGTTTTGCTTTTCGGTGCTCATTGCTGTGTCTCCTGTTGGGATTGGACTTCGTGCTCGAAACGATCCTGGTCGTTTTCCAGGTCTTCTTGTGGGGGTGGTGCGAAGCCGCGCAGGGCCTCTTGCATGACTGGGTGAAGGTAATCCATCGTGTTCGCCTTTCGTGGTTGGTTGTTGGTGAAACGAATCATAGCATAGTGCAAGAGGATTTTGTGCGATCGGCAAAAAATATTTTTGCACGAATCATGCAAAATCGTGGTAAAGTTTGAGGTATGAAGAAAGACGACCAATATTTCGCACAGGTGCTGGCTTTTGCCCGTGAGAGCCTCGGCTCCTACAAGGCAGTGGCGCAGGCCTTGGGAGCCACCAGTGGCCAGGCCGTGGAGGCTTGGACGCGCAATGGCGTGGCGCACAAATGGCGGCCGGTGCTGGACAAGAAGTTCGGCCCCGGCTTCAGAAAATCCTTGAATGGCCTGCTGGTCTGAGGTAAATTGAGTGGCAATCACGGCTAGGGTAGCTCCCGAAAAGACGTCTCATCACCGTCCTGCCGCTGATTCTTTCGTGATGACTACCGATGATGTGAGGTAACGATGCACTACTACCAGTTCAATATTGGCGACTACAAAAGCCACACTGAGCACCTTTCCGATCTTGAAGACCTGGCCTATCGACGCATGCTCGATTGGTACTACCTTCACGAGACCCCTTTGCCTTTGGAGACCAGCGAGATCGCACGCCTGATTCGGATGCGAACGCATACCGACTGCATTGCGGTCGTTTTGCAGGAATTCTTCATTCGCACTGAAACCGGATGGGCAAACCACCGGGCAGATCAGGAAATCGCCAGGGCTGGCGAGAAGTCCAGCAAGGCCAGCGAGAGCGCCAAGGCCCGGTGGAGCAAGCAAAGAGATGCGAACGCAATGCGAACGCATAGCGAAGGCAATGCTACACAAGACACAATACACATAACACAAGACCCAGAACACAAGAAGACAAAGCAGCGCGGCACGCGCCTGCCAGCAGACTGCCTCCTTCCTGTCGACTGGTTTGAGTTTTGCAAACAGGAACGGCCAGACCTTGTGCCACGGCAGGTGTTCGACGAGTTCAGGGACTACTGGATCGCACAGCCTGGCCAGAAGGGCGTCAAGACCGACTGGGATGCCACTTGGCGCAACTGGGTGAGAAGGCAGAACCAGACCCGGACGGCTGGCCGCACTGAGCACAAGCACGCGGCAGCAGCTCGGGCGATCTTTGATGGGGTGTTCGACAATGAATAACCTCGCCACCCTTGCACAGCAGGCCATCCAGCACGCTGGCCAACAACCCGCACCCAAAGGCGACAACCCGACGATCCGCAAGCTGTTTCTGATCTTGCACGGGTCTTACGGCAGCCTGTTCACCACCAAGTTTTCCA